ACCTGTTGATTCATTTGTTGATGAAGTAACTTGTTGCCAAACAGGATTTAAATCATTTAAAAATACTTTAGGAAATTTCTCAATGTAATAATTTCTTGTTTGGTTTTTAGATAACAAAGGCTCCAATTGATTTATTATTACACCTTCTATGTCTGTTTGTGTGGAAAAACTAAAAGTGTCTAAATTTTCTGTTTCTTCTTTGTAAATGGAACCATCTGCGCCAAAAATATTTGTGTTGCTGTATTTGCCAGTTGAGTCAATCAGATCATAATATCTAGAAATACCACTTGATGTTCTGTTGGTTGCTTTTACTTTTATTATTTCTTGATTAGTACCTAAAGGAGCCACATTGTAATCTTCACCTGTGATCATTCTATTTTGTGTGTAGTAAGTTGCTGGCGCATTCAGTCTGATATTGTTGTTAGTTTCTGAAGTTGTAGCATTATCAACAGTGTATTGAAGTCCTAAAGTTAAAGTCAATATTTCTACTTGATTGTTTGAAGAAACATACTGTACATCAATTTGAATATTCTGCATATCAGCAGGTGTTATTCTAATATTTTGATTTTTACTTCTTCTATAATAAACTTTAAAACTACCTTGCGGAAGATTTCCAAACACACCATCTGCAAATTTTAAACTGATAGAATCATCTGTGTCACTCAATACTGAGTAAATGTTTCTAATGTCTTTGGCCGTAGAATTATAAATCACATTGTTGCCAATCACTGAATCAACTTTAGTCCATAAGTCGCTCTCTAATCCTGTTTCAACATCTATTTGATATAACCATACATCTGTGTTGTTTATATTGTTGGCATCAATTGCCACAGTTTGGTTATTTGATGGAACGTCTATGCCAAAGTTTCCTTGGTCTAAAACTCCCTGTCTAAAATGTGCAAAAAATCCTGTGTTGTTGGAAGCACTGCCTTTGCCATCATCTCTGTGTAACAAACTGAAACGTCTTCCTACCAAAGGTGCTTCTTCTGTGATCGAACCATTCTCAAATGATGTCGACACAATTTCAAATGGTAAACTTTGTCCATTAACGGATTTTGTAAAAGAATACACAGGAACATCTGTGCTGTTGGCATTGATTCTGTATTGTGCTGTTGGAATAGCATCAATGTTTTCCGATTTGACAGGATTACCAAATTTTTCATTTTCTGATAGAGAAGCATTCATAACTTTGATGAACTGCTCGTACCAGTTTGGATTGCCTGGATCGTTCCAAGATATCGTCTGACCACTTAGATTTAAATTGTTGCTGTCCACAACATTTTCTGTTGTGCTGATACCCACAATTTTCATCAATCCATTCGCACATTGATTGCGTGTTGGATTGTAACTGATCAATCTTGCCAGTCTTAAAATAGAGTCACGTCTGTCTGCTGTTTCTAAAAAGTTTTCTCTAGCATTTAAATCTGTTCTGAAAGCCAAATTTTGTCCTAGGAAAGCCACCAAATCAATCAGTGCTAGATACTCTGATGACTCAATGTAATCGTTGAAATCTTCTGGATAGTTCTGCCTGATGTACTGGATCATTGTTCTGCGGATTGTGTCAAAGTCGTAACTTTTGAATTCCGCATTTTTGTAAGACTGATACACTCTTTTCCAGTCTTCTGCTAACAGTAATCTATTTTGTCTATCTGTGGATGACATTGGCTTCCTTTGTTATAGCATTATTTATTTGTTTGTATAAACTGAGCATTTAATTCAGTAATCCGTTATTTTCATCAAAAGTCAGTCTCAATTTTTCTGACACATTATATTTGATGTACGTTAATTCTACTTCAACTTGAATGCCCGACTCAAATGGTGTCACAATCACTGTGTCTGCTGTGATTCGAGGATCTGTATCAATAATTTTTAAAATGTCTTGTTTGATGGCTTCTTCCAAATCCGGTGTCATAGGATCGTGTATCACGTCCCATAAAATTGTGCCAAATTCAGGGTTTTCCAATTTTTCTCCCTGTGATATGTGAAAATGATTCAACAAATCCTGTTTGATTAAACCAATGTCATTGAGAGAAAAATTTGTGTTGTCTGGATTCACAGTGCTGATTCCTCTGTAGATTCTCTGAGTGGCAGGAGATTTGGCTGTTTGAGCTGATGTTACTGTGACTTCTTTGTATAATTTTTTGTGTGCCATAATTTATTTTATCCTGTTGCTACCTTTGAACTTCCTGTTGCTGGATGTCCGCACGATGCTAGGTCTCCTAATCTACAGATCGGAATACCGTTGGCAAAAACTTTGGTGCTAGAAGTGACCATAACCGGTGCACTATGAGGTGCTCTTCCATGTCCTGCCACTGGAGCACCCAAACAAACGATAGGCACATTTTCTACCTGCACTTTAGGTGCTAACACACCTATTATTGTTGACCCTGCTACATCCAATCCCACTCTACTGATTCCTCTCATCTTTAACTCTTTTCAATTTGATCAACTTGTGCTTTGAGTTCATCTAAATTTGCTCCTTGACTTTCTAGGTACCTTACCATACCCGATTGACCTAACCATTCCCAAGGACTGATAATTCTTATACCATCGCCTTTGGCTTTGTCTCCTAATATTCTACTGTTATTTGCTATAACGTTCAAAGTGGTGTGAATAGGATACAACGTTCCTGTTATTGTTGATGTGCCTTGAAGTTCTAATGTCTGTTGACTTTGACTGCTTTGTTGATTTTGTAAGATGGCCACTGTGATTCTAGTGTTGTCATCATCGTTGGTTGCTTCCTCTATGGTGTCATGCAGAGTCAACCTATCGGAATCTATTACACGGATATAATATTGTGTTCCGTTCAAAACATTATCAGCAGGAACTCCATCTGTGAGATAACGAAATGCCAATCCGTTGTTGGCAGACGTGTATCCATGAGCAGATGAAATAATAATGCTTTGTGCATTTATAGATTCAATAATCTTAAACACTGGAGTTGGAAATGGTGCAACGGTGTCTAAATTGAGTTTATACTTATTATCTGCATATTTTTCGGTGATATGTAAAGGTTCACTTGCTACAACACCAGATTTAGTTTGATCAGCCAACGCATTATCTATTTGATATTCAACAAATGTATTTGTACAGTCAATAACTTCAAAATCGCCATTGTATTCATAAGGTTCAATGCCAGACACTTTTATGAGTTGTCCTATAACAAAAGGGATTGAATCTTCTTGTACAAAACTGATTCTTGCAACAGGACCAATGTAACCATCCTTGGTTGTGCTGATAGCCGCAGTGCTTTTTAATCGTTGACCTTTTTGAATTCCTGTGCCTGATAGTTGCATTCCTGGTTGGGCAACACCAGAACCTACTTTAAGGATACCTGTTGATGATATTGATGAATTATTCAACGTTTCAGTTGTTTCTTCAACAACTTTTCTTAATAGTGTGGTATAATCAAATTGGAAGTATCCTGACCCAAAACTAATTGGAGTACCGTCAATGTTGGATGCCACAGCGGCACTGATAATTAGAAAAGTAACGTTAGAATCTGCTACATCAGTTAAAGTAATTGCTGATCCATCTGGATCTTCAGCAATTTGAAAGTTAATTAATCCTGGGTCGAGTTCAGGATCTGCATCAGGATTTTCAAAATTTAGTATGTAATAACCTACGCCTAGTGATGTTCCTGCTACTGCTTCATTAAAAATAATTAACGATCCACTCAAATCAACTTTTGAAGCAACTGGTGATGTTAAGTTAACAAAAAATTTGTCGGCACCTTCAGGATCTGGGCCTACCACATTGTTCACTATTCCCTGTATTATACCGTATGACATACCACTCCTTTAACTATATTTAACACTTTAAGTTCTCGCATTTTTGAATGTGTCTGGAATATTGATTGGTTCTGCTACCACAATATCCGCCTGTTCACTTCTGTCTGTTTTAATCAAAGCCACTGCCATTGGATCCAAATTTTCATGATGACTCCAAGGTTCATGTTGTGGCACACGTTTCATGATGCTTGGTGCTTCTTCGCCTGGAAGGCTCCAAGCCGATAGAGGCGCCACCGGCGTAGCCACTGCTATTCCGCTAGAAAGATTTATGAGTCCGCCCACATCTAAATTGATATCACCACCAGCATAATGATTGGTTGTGCCTCCAACTGTGATGGTTTGTGC